CAGCTACTGCTGGAACAACACTTGCAGCAGCAGGAGTTGGATATTTTATTGTTCCAAATGAAATGAAAGACAAGCTAGATGCTTCTGCACTTGCGTATTTGGCAGCAAGCGGAGGAGTCTTTTACTTGACTCCTAAAATCATGGCTAAAGCAGCAACAAGCAAAAGCGCAATGGACACATTGGCTATGCTTAGAAAAGCACAAGACAACCCAAAATATGCTGGTGCTGCTGCTTTAAAAATTGCTGATGGACTTCGGAAAGAAGGATTGTTTGATAACGAATTCTTAGCAACAGTGCAGTCTAAACTTGCTCCATCTCAGCAACAGGCTCCAGCAAAACAAGTTCCAGAAGCACAACCTATTGATTGGTCGCAAGTTCCTGTGATGAGTGAATAATGCCACTAACTCAAGGATTTAATGCTCTGTTAGCCTCTGCTGAAAGCCCTTGGCCTGGAACAGAGACTAAAACAGTGCTGGTTTGTCGTATTCCAAAGAAAGATGAGGACAAGATGCTTAGAGCAAATGAGTTTCTTGACAAAGATGGACGCATCTGCCGCTGGGCGGTGGTGAACAAGAAATGATAGACCCATTCACGGCCTTCGCTATGGCACAAGCTGCCGTTTCTGGCATAAAAAAGCAGTTGCTCTTGGCAAAGACATCCACGGCCTCTATAAAGAATTCAGCAGTTTTTACCAAGCAGCGGATACAGTTCACCTAGCAAGCAGCAAGGCACGGATTGCAAGCATAGGAAAGACAGATGCACAGATAAGTTCTCAAGCTCTCCAGATTGCACTTGCATCTAAGGCACTGCGAGAGCATGAGAAAGAGTTGAAGGACATTCTTTTCTACTCAGGCAATGCGCCAGTGTGGGAGGAAATGATGGCAGAGCGAACCAGGATGATTAAAGAGCGCAATACGATAGAAAGAGAAGAAGCAGAAAGAAAGCAGAAGGATAAAGAAGTGAAAGTAGCGATTATTATGAACACACTCTGGATTTCAGGTGCGTCAGCTATCGTTGTTCCACTTGTTAGCATCACGTTTCACGTTATTACAAATAGGGGTTTTTGATGATTCCAATTCTTGGCGCATTGTTAGGTACGCTTGCTGAAAGCGGCCTTGGTCTTCTGTCCTCTGCTATCCAGGCAAAAGGTAAGGAAGTCGTAGAGAACACACTAGGCGTGAAGATTCCTGATAATCCGACTCCTGCCGATGTTGAAAAACTGCGAGAGTTGCAGTACCACCATGAAGAGCGCCTAATTGAGCTTGGCATCGAGAAGGCCAAGATGGAACTGGCTGAAATGGAGATGCTAGCAAAGGCTGCACAGAATGATGCTGACAACATCACAGACCGCTGGCAAGCGGATATGAACTCTGACTCTTGGCTATCAAAGAACATACGCCCCATGAGCCTTATAGCCATCTTCATGGGCTACTTTCTGTTTGCCATGATGTCTGCATATGGCCTTAACGCCAATGAGTCCTATGTGACCCTATTGGGCAACTGGGGAATGCTCATTATGGGTGCTTATTTTGGAGGCAGGACAGTAGAGAAGCTCGCTGAGATGCGGAGCAATAAGTGAACATCTTTATTCCCGTACTCTACATCTGTATGAACGGGCATTGTGAGTTTTTTCAACAGCTTGCCCACTACACCGATAAGCAACAATGCATAGCAGTTGTGATGGCAAAGAGAGAAGAATACATAAAGATGGGCGCAACGGTAGATGCAACTTGCATTGATTTAATTGTTCAAAAAAGGGGTTTGTATGAGTCTTAGTCAAGAACAGGCAGCTTTCCTGCTGGATATGTGCAAGCTGATTCAGTACGCTACTGAGCAGGGTTTTATGGTCACTGGAGGCGAGTTAGCGCGTACACCTGAGCAACAGGCCATCTATGTGAAGACGGGTCGCAGCAAGACCATGAACAGCATTCACCTTAAGCGCTGTGCAATGGACTTGAACTTCTTTAAAGATGGAAAAATCATCTGGGATAAAGCTACCCTGGCTCCACTTGGCGCGTATTGGGAGAGCTTGCATCCCAAGCATCGTTGGGGCGGAAATTTTCGTTCATTGGTTGATTGTCCCCACTTTGAGCGCAACGTATAGTCATGCGTATATTGATGCAATAGATGTGTGCTAGATTTCGCGCAACTTTGCGGAGTCATCATGCAAGCTAAAGTTTCACGTCAAGAATTCATCAATGTTTGGAACCGTTACGGCTCCGCTACCAAGGTAGCAGAATATTTAGACATTTCGGAACGGCTAGTTCACCGCCGTAGACGCAGGATAGAAAAAGACCTGAACCAACCGCTTGTCAGCGTTGATGAGCGAGGCAAAGCATACGCGCACATTCAGCCAATCAAAACGTCTCTCAACCGAGTTGACCTTGGCATCCTTGACCAGACCATAATCGTCTTCTCTGACGCGCACTTTTGGCCTGGGGAATACACAACTGCCTACAAGGGTTTGCTGTGGGCAATAAAAGAGCTAAAGCCTCATGCAGTCATCAGCAATGGTGATGCCTTTGACGGGGCTACGGTTAGTCGCCATGACCCGCTAGGATGGTCAAAGACTCCTAGCGTTATCGAAGAGTTAAAAGCGGTTCAAGCGCATCTTGGCGAGATTGAGGAAACAGCCAAAGCAGCACGACACAATGTAAAGCTGTTATTTACATGGGGCAATCACGATACACGCTTTGCCAACAAGTTAGCGTCACAAGCTCCGCAATACAAAGAAGTGCATGGATTTAAGTTGGAAGACCATCTACCAGCATGGGAGTTTGCATGGTCTGTTTGGCCTACAAAAGACTGCGTTATAAAGCATCGTTATAAGAACGGCGTTCATGCTGCCCATAACAACACTGTAAACGCAGGAGTCAGCATTATTACTGGTCATTTACACAGCCTAAAAGTGACTCCATTTGCTGATTACAACGGCAATCGGTACGGCGTAGATACGGGGACTTTAGCAGAGCCGTATGGCCCGCAGTTTGATTATGGCGAGGGCAGCCCACTCAACCACAGGTCTGGATTTGCGGTTCTGACATTCAAAGGTGGTAGGATTTTGTGGCCTGAGCTAGTTCACAAGTGGGACGAAAATCAGGTTGAATTTCGAGGACAAATCATCAACGTATAGGAGTTACCATGTATCAGTTTGAAATGCTAATTGAGTCGGGTTCTATCACCATTGAAACCGATGACATGAACGTCATCAAGGTCATCCAAGACGCAGCCGCTTACTATGAAGAAAATGGTTGGGAAGTCGTGGAAGACATCGAAGAAGACGAAGAAGAAGTCGAAGAGGACGATGAGTCCGAAGATGATTGGGAAGAAGACGAAGAAGCCTAATCGGGGTAAATCATAGCCAGAGCATCATTCAATGATGCCTGGATTTTAGACACGACTTGCTCAAAAGGTAAGTCGTGTTTTCTATGTTGACGCAGTATTTCGTTTATCTCATGAAGCGTCTGCCAAGCGTAGCCTGAGTGGATAGCTTTGATAGCTTCTTCTTCGTCATTGAATGTGGCGTTGATTTTCATGTTCATTCCTTAGTCTTTCTGTTGTTTGGTTTAGGGCAATTCTGAGGCACATCGGCTACACACCAAACAGCCTCTGGCGGTTTTTGATGCTTTCCAAGAAGCCACCTATCAATATAGCAATCTGCCATCTTTTTAAGGCAGGTGCGTACAACCCGTGAATCAATAAACGTCTTTGTGCAGATTTCTGAGACTGTCAGGCCATCAGGGAAGTTATGCAACAAGCCCCGAATAATTGGCGTTTTGGGTGCATGGCGGACATTCTCAAAACTCATTGCTTTTCCTTTGGTTTAACTTCTACCTCTTCCCAAGCAAAAATGTGGTAAACCTCGTTTTCTGCATCTGTACACACACTGTACATACCGTCGATGTGGTGAAACTTTAGCTCCAGTCCATCATTGAGTACGATTGTGCTATTTCTTGGCACGTCATATAGTCTCATTTTTAACCACCATTTCGTTTAGGGCTATGTCCACCTCGGCCTGCGCCGCCATCCCATCCTCATACCCACGGGCATAACTGTTCTGCTCCATAGTAATCAGTTGGTTAATTAGGCGCTGCTGTATCTCGCAGATGCGCGTCAGGCTATCCAATGCTAAGTCACGTTTGCTCATGTATTTTTCCTATTGAGAATAGATTCCGCGCTTGTCGCTGCTTGAAGTTTGGTCAAACACGATTGATTGATGGCTGAAAAATCTTCTTCTGTTAGCCCCACCCATTCGCGCTTTAGTGGGGCTTCATACAACGCCTTTGCGCCTTCTTCTGTTTC